CAGCAGCCGATGGAAGAATTAACAAGGGTAAAGGTGCTGATGAAGGTTCAGGAACAAGATCATCATTGATGTGGGAAACAGTACACATTATCGAACAGATGGGAGAATGGAAACCGACTGTTGTTGTGTGGGAAAATGTAAAGAATGTTTTATCAAAACACATGATTCATAATTTCAACCGATACCTGTCGTATATGGAAAAGCTTGGATATTCCAATAACTACAAAGTCTTAGATGCACGTGATTATGGTATACCGCAAGCAAGACAAAGATGTTTTACTGTTTCTGTTTTAGGTGATCACCATTTTGATTTTGAGTTGATGCAGAAAAGACCAATGCGTGATATTTCAAATTTTCTTGAATCAGGAAATGTATCTGATTGTTACATGGTGACACAACCAAGCGTATACAATTCGATAGGCAAAAAAGGAATCAGAAGGGCAAAGGTTATTGAAGATTATGCAAATACAATAACTACAAGACAGGACAGAACCCCTGCACAGGTCATTGATTTAGGGGATGGAAAATATAGGTATTTAACAGAATTGGAATGTTGGCGGTTGATGGGGTATTCTGACGAAGATTATTATGCAGCAGAATCAACCTGCAAAGTTGAACCTGGAAAAATGAACAGAACACTGTACCACCAATCAGGAAATTCAATAGTAGTACCTATTTTTGAAGAAATGTTTAGAGTGATCATAAGTGATATTTTGGAAAGGAAAGATGTAAATGTACAAAAATAGTGAAGGATATGTTGACCCAACAGCAGGTGCAGCAATGGCAACAGTTAAAAGGGAAGAAAATGCAGAACTGAATGACCGTAACCACAGACTGATTCAGGTGATCAGGAACATTGTTGACATTGCCGGGTTTGAAATTGTTGGAAGGGTGACATTGAAACATAAAAAATCAG